GAAGGACTTTACGGCCTTCAACCCTCGCTGGAAGCGGATGTAGGAACTAGAGAAGGAGTCAGCGATGTCACGCTCTGACTTACCTTTGACAGCCATCTGGTACATTGCTGTGAGATCTGATCGGTCCGAAGTGGAGAATTTTCCTATCTCTACTGGCTGGCAGCCTTCCTTCCGGGTCTCATCTTTCATGCAATAGTTCCTAGCTTGTTCTCTAGTTCCACGTCTCTTCTCCCAGTGACAGCGTGCTAAAAGGTAAGTAAAGGGATATTTATTATTTAATGATGATGATTGGCTTTCCACTCTTGGTAGCTTCTCTGAACTGAAACATACCAGCTAATGGCATCTTACGGATGCTAGTGAGCCTCTGTGGCTTGTCGAACTCGACGTATCCCTGGATGTGGGGGGTACCGGAGTCTGCGACTTCTGATTGGAAGACTACATAGGTAGTCGGCCATTCCTTGATGATGTCGTAGACCATCTGATCGTCACCTGGAGGATTGTTCCAAGTGAAGCACCAGTGCTTGGCGGCGGGACGGGTAGCCGTCTTAGCCTTCTTAGCGGGAGGTTGCATAGGGAGGTCTTCTTGAGTTGCCTTCCGTTTGAGGGAGGGCTTCTCTTTCTTGGGAGTCTTCGGAGCTTTGACACTCTTGAACTCTTGAGGAAGAGGAGGAGACATCTCGACAGTTGATTCCTCGGAGGAGGAAGACTCATCGGAGATAGAGGAGAAAGACTCGGGGTATTGGGATGTCATGGACGGGAATAAATGCACTGAGCTGATTGTTTAGACTCTGGAACTGTAGTGGCTATTCACCAGAGGAGATACTATCCTATATTACAGTTTCCTTATGTGCTCTGAAAATGGTTGCCACTCACTTCCCAGGCCGGGTACCTGCGCAAGGATTTAGAGCGGATTACACTTTTTTTAAAAAAAACTGAGTAGGGTCGGACTCGAACCCGGACCAGAACGTGTGGAGGGGTGCGGCCTAACCGTTACTCTAGGAGCGACCTATACTTGAGAATAGTAAACATGGTTTGGTTATTAAAATGGGTTGTAGGATTTAATGGGGGTGTTGTCGATAAATAGGATTTATCGGACCGCCCGATTTGGTCGGGCGGTCGGGGGTGGCGGGGGTAATACTAGACCCCGCCACCCTGTTGGTCAGTTGGAACACTTTTTGGTTAGTCAGTTCATTTCTTTTCTTATGAAGGAGGAGACCATCCTTCTTATTGTGAACACTTTAATTACTACTGTAATCGTTCCTCTTATCATCTATGTCTGGAAGGCGCTTTATTCCCAGGGACTGGGGACCAAGAGGGAGATTTCCAAACATTCGCTTGAGCGCATCAGGACGGAGTCCTTACGAGAATCAGATCATCTTCCTCAAAACACAGATCAGTAACATCCAATATGCCTTACATCGATTCAATTGGTATCAATGGGAGATTGATGAGCACGAGGAGAAGCTAGCACATCTTAAGAGTGAGCTGGGGAGGATGAGAAGGCTCGAGGCAAGAAGGAGGTTCTTCTTGATGAGAAGGAACAGAAGATTCTAATAAAATTCCTAGAAATTTCCTCAACTTTTCTTAGTGGGCAAGTTGGCGGCAACTTTGGTCGGGTTATTTTTTTCACTGTTTCTGGATCATTCCTTACTAGTCTCATCTTGTAAGCATGTCTCGTACTCGTCCTATGTCTTGGTCTAGTATTCGTGGAGTAAGAGGGGGAGTAAGTGTGCGAAGAGGGAACTATGCATCGGCAAGCAAGTATCGTCGAAGAGCGAAGTATGCCTCTGGCAGAAGCTACTCGAAGAAGATCATGGTCCTCAAGACTGATGGAGAACTCAAGGGGGTGGACACTGAGGTCGGTACCGTCATCGGAGGAGCTGTTTTGAGCACTACCAATACTAATGGTGACGCTGTGGTTCTGAACCTCATCCAAACTGGGAATGGTTCTTGGAATCGCGTTGGAAAGAAAGCTCTGCTCCAATCTCTCCGTCTCTTTGGTACTATCAATTGGGAGTACTATCCTCTTGCTCCTGCAAATGCTGTGCAATCGAATGCTGTTCGAATGGTCGTGGTCTGGGACAAACAACCCTCGTCTGGTGCAATTCCTACGTACGACACCATCTTTGGTACCACTGATCAGAGTGGTACTGAATCAACGGACTACTTGGATCCAGTCCGTTACGACAACACCGGAAGGTTCTCTGTTCTGAAGGATTGCAAAATTCCTTTCACTCCTCAAGCTTACGGATTGCCGGGGACGGCATCCGAACTCACTGTCACTGTAATGGTAGACGAGTTCGTCAAGCTTAAAGGGAGAGAGACTATCTTCTCTGGTCAATCGGTCCCAATGACCATCGCTGACATCTCCACTGGTGCTCTCTATGTCTTCTTCCGTTCCAAGTACACTGGCGGTGATGGAGAGAATCAAATCCAACTTGGAAATGACTTCAAAGCACGCCTTCGCTACACTGATTGAGTGTAAAATACAAAATAATAAAAAGAGCTGTTTCTTGCTCAATTGTGTTTATTTCTTTAAGTACTTTCTAATCAACTTTGCTCCTCTCTTACGCTCTCTCTTATCTTTAATACTTTCCTTCTTAAGGATCTTGTTGAGGATGACTTCAGAAGTCTTCCTTGGCGGGACACGACGAAGTGGTGCTTCCACACAATCGACTTTGCTAATTTCAATCTGCTTGAGGGGATGACCCCAGAATGACCTCCATTCGTATGTCCAGTCTGAAGGCTGGGTGCCAGCACCTCTGATATAGACAGTGGGCTCGTCTCCTCGAATGGTGAATTTGAATACGTGGGTAAACCTTCGGACAAGCGCAAACCATTGTGGTTCTCGAGTAGTCCAGTCATACCAGTCTCTCGGATGATAATTGGTGGTGATGAATATACGCTTCGCCGTAAAGGCGGTGAAACCTCCTTTAATTGCAACTCTGATGGGATAAGAGTCCAATATCTGAAGTAGGGATGAGAGAGGAGACTTGCTCATCTTACCTGCGAAGTCATCCAAGAGTACGTCATCATTTTGATCCATGCCGTCAAACCATTCTACACCAGAGTCAGGGGGGGTGGTGTAGAGATCGCCTTTCGCTGCTTCATGTACTGCGAAAGTCTTACCAGACCCAGGGGGGCCGATCAGAAGACAGACCACGGGCTTGTCTTCTCGGGGGGGAAGGTAGAAGGACTTTACGGCCTTCAACCCTCGCTGGAAGCGGATGTAGGAACTAGAGAAGGAGTCAGCGATGTCACGCTCTGACTTACCTTTGACAGCCATCTGGTACATTGCTGTGAGATCTGAT